CCTCTTGTAAATAATGCGATATTTGAATATGCTGGCAACGGATCTACATCGTCTACAGTTTTTATCATTGTTCCATTTAGGAATAAATAGAATCGTCTTGTTGTTCCTATGTCTTCATATTCTACTGCTAAATCATATACCGTCGGATTTTCCTCTGCAAAACTTCTTGACTGTCCAGTAAATTTTCCATCATCAACGGTGATTTGACCTATGCCATCCCATAATTTAATTGGAATAGCCTTTCCGTTTTCAGATTTTATCTTATAAAAAAATACATTGCTAACGCCCTGTTGTTGTGTTTCTGATAACTTGCCAAGCCCTAACGCTGCTATTTCAAAATAATATCCAACATTTGTTGTGGGATTTAGCATTACAGATATACCTGCAGATCCTCCAGATATGTTAATATTTTTATCTTTTGTAGAACCCTGAACAACGAAATATGTTGACGATCCATTTGAGGTTTGACCTATATCTTGATTGTTTTCTATCTTTCCAATAATCCTTAATCTGGTTCCAAAATGTTTATATTTTTTATTTTCTAAAGATTTATGAACATATGATATAAAATCTCTAGGCTTTTCTTTTGTTGTAAAGTTTGGTCCAGTTATTGACAGCGCAGAAGATTGAATTGATCCAGGTTGCTGTTGGGTTTGAGTAGTTATTTCACCAGTCAATGTTGTAGAAAGAAAGTTTTTGATAAGCCCAGTTCTTGAAGATGTTCTGCTTATTGCATCAGAGAATGTCCCAGTGTTTGTATTTTTGCCTGCCGATAATGTTGTTGTTGATGGTATTGGGGTTTTGTTATCAAATAAGTATTCAGACGACATGTAACATCCCTTAACATTGTCATCTGACTTCCAGTAATCAGAAATACCAGCAGAATGTGCAACAACAGTTGTTCCAAACTGACCACGACCATGCTTTGCAACTGGACCATTTTGTAATTTTACTATTCCGCCCTGCTCAAAATAATTTGGCTCTGAATAAATTCTAACTAATCCAGTTGGGTATATTTTTCCATTAAATGGTAGTTTTGCAAAATAGTACTGGTATTCCTCAATAGAAGTTATCCAAACGTTTCCAAACCCAGTAACATTATGTTGAACGGCATCATATTTAATAATTTCTCCCTGTGAATAAAAATATCCGTTATATCTGGCAATCCAAAATACTGCCTCTCCTAAACTAAATGTGTTATTGATAACTATGTTATTTTTAACAATTGGAACATCTGCAGATAAATCTGCGTTTAGCGGAATCGCTGTAAGTAAATAAGAAGACTGTGTTCCAATTTCATTATTTAAAGACTTTGTGTTTTCTGTTCCAGAAACTTCCCACAACAATACTGGCTTATAAACATAATACCTTTCTTCGTCTAAAAGGTTTGCCTGCCTTATTGACCCGATAGATCTTTGAATGTGCCTTGGTGTATAGTTAATTACTCCATCATTATAAACAGCGTTTGATTGTCCAGCAATAGATATTATGTTTGCAAGTTTTGTATTTGCCAATGTTTTATTTTCTATTCTTTCTTCTTGAAATAAATCATTTGTTCCTTTTAGTTGAAAAGTTGTTGGTCTTTGATTTTTATTTGGCATTATATAGTTTTTGCTCATCATTACAAAATTATTATATTCATCAAAAAACATTGCCGTTTGTGTTGATACCGCTAAATCTTCTAGCACCTCTGCAACGCTTTTGTCTGGGCCAACAAAGAAATATGGGATTATAATTTCTTTTTCTTCTTGAACTCTTTTAAAGGTATAGTTAGAAAATCCTATATAGTCGAGCAACAAAGACACTGCAGAACTAACAGAAACTTCTGTCATTAATATCTGTGGTGCTGTAATTGATTCTAAATGCCAATATAAATCTCTAAGAGATATAAAAATTGTTTTATTCATTATATCTGCTTTTGGAAATGAATCTGAGTATAATGTTTTTATTGGAACCCAGTAGTCCCATCCGTTAACATCAACTATGACTTCATAAAACTTAAACTGTATATGCCTGTCTATATACTTGCTGACTATGCTTAAATTATTATTTTCATTAAAGGCTTGGTCATAATCAAATATGTTTATTGATCCATTTGAAGCAACAAGTTGACCTACTGGCAAACCACTAACTCCAAGATCAGAAGCGCTTTTATTTATTGAATAGTCTAAAGTTTTATCTGATATGTTCATTACAAGTCTTGGAGATATTTCTATTAAATCAAATGTAGAATCTTTAACATTCATAGTTTCTACAACAACCCTAATTCCAGTGATGTACTCAAACTCCCTGTAATATAATTTTCCATCCAGTGGTTTAATAAATGAATCTGGAGCAGTTGCATCTACAACAAAATTAGTCAGCCTATCAACAGTTTCGTCTTGAACATACCAACCATATTTTGGTGTTATTATTGTATAGTCTTCCCCATTCCAAATATAATATTTTCCAATATCGTTTTCATTTTCTTTAATTAAATATGCATATCCAATAACAGATATGTCTGGAAGCAATAGTTCTGTGCTATATGTTTCGGCAAAAACAAAATTTGGTCTCCACTCTTCTGGAACTATTAATCCGTAAGCAATTTCAACATACCCATCACTTTTAATAATTTTAGACCCGTCTCTTCTTGTTTTTGAAGGATCAAAAGATATAAGGTCTTGCCAATTGTTATCTTTTAAAACTTGAATTTTCCATTTGTTAGGAGTTTTTTGATTTAATTCTCCAAAGAATGGATCAGCAAATGATCCCGTTGAAGATGAAAACGGTCCTAAGTTTTCTGTCCCCGTATGAGTTTGCATTTTAATAACAATTCTATTTGTAGGAATTTTTTGTTTATAAACAACAAATGGACAAGCATCTTCAATGTCATACTGAGATCCTCTTACCTTAGAAGCAACGCCATACTCTTGTCCACCCTCGGTTCTGTAAGATGTCCAGTACTTGAATATGTCATTTTTATCTGGCATATAGTATCTTGGTCTATCTGCCATAAACAAATTGGGGTGGTGAAGTTTTCCATTTTCAAAAAATACTGCTTTATTAATTCCAGACCTAGGCCTAAACTGACTAAAACAATCTTCTAAAGAGTAAAGAGTTTGTAATTTTTCTTTTTTAGTTAAAAAAATTGTTGGAACATCATTGTTGTCAAATGAACCATCTACTGTAATGTCAGCGTCTGTTGCACCTGTATAGAAATTCCCAGCATCATTTATATCAAAACTTGTAGGCAAAGAAGAATATACTGTTGATGTATCTGTTGGTCTGTATCTATAATTACCAATATGCTTTATGTTGGTTGGTATGTTCATGTTCCATTCTGCAGTAACAACTGATTTGTTTCTAACAGTAGGAGATGTCTCCAAAAATGTCTGCAAGTCTTTATCTTCAAACATTATACTTCTTCCAGTGTTACTGAAACATTCCAGTAGTCAAATTTAGTTCCTCGTTTTTCAACTGAAAACGAAAAATCACTAATGAACATTTCAATTAATTGATTATATTGCTGAAGGTGATCATATGGCTCTAATGTTCCTTTAAATATTCCTTTTCTATCATATGTAAGAAATACCCAGAAAGAACCTTTATGTGAATCATACCATTCTTGCATGTCTGCTCCGCCTGCACCGCCGTCTGTAGTGTATGCTTTATGTGGAGACAACCCAGTAGCGGGATCAAAGTTTGGGAAATTTTCATGTGACCTAGACGGAATCATATCCCAACTAGTGCTTATCGTAGTCTTATCTGAAATGTGATATGATCTCATTCGACCATTAATCATTCGCTCCCGTTTTTCAATTCTCTCATTTTTAAAATCAATTGGCTGTCTATTATCATCAGTTAAAAATAAAAACTGATCAAGCAAGGATTCATCCTCAACATTTTCTGGGTTGACTCCTATTTCGTATCCATATGGTATATATAAGCCGTCTTGAAGAGTGCCAGAGTTCTCGGACCAAAGCATACCGCTTGGCCTGTTGTATTTTTTACGACCCTGTGCATAAATTACCCTAGGGTCTAAATCATCTTCTGCCACTTATAGCCACCCCCCTAATTCTTCTGTCATCAACCCTCTTAATGGTTGCCATTACAGCCTGTGCAATATCATTAGGGTTTGCATCAGTTTTAGCATTAACAGTTAATGTGTATGTATTATTATACACTGAACCACCAGACAATTCTCCACTATTTATTTTTCTCATAGTGTCTAGTCCATATGAATCAACGGCATACTTGCTCATAATAAATTCTCCTGGAGTTAGCATTGCTGGAACAGTGTCTGTGCCTTTAGCAAATCCACCGTTCAAGAAATAAGGAATTAGTCCTCCCATAGGTCTGTAATAAGGAATTAGTCCTCCCATAGGTCTGTAAAGTGGCTTTATCATTCCGCCCTTACTCTTAAATGCAAATCTACCTGGACTAAACTTCGCATAACTTGCTGCTTTATTTGCTGCATCAATTGCGGCTTGTGCTGCTGCGTCAGCGATTTCTTTTTGTTTGTGTTGAGCAAATAGATTTTGGTTTCTTATCCTTTGATCATATTCTGCAATTTGTCTTGCAAGAGATGCTGCGCCAATTGCACCACTTTCCTGTGCTGCCAAAGCGCTTGGCTTCATTTGAGAAATAGCATATATACGAGCCTCTTCAGGAGTTTTTGGAATAAACGGTTCGTCTTTTTTGCCTTCTTCTTTAGGCTTATCAACACAATTTCCATTAACAAGTACTTTGCCTTCTGGACATACTTTAGGGTCAGGGCCAGGACCAGGGCCAGGGCCAGGGCCAGGTGGAACAAGTAGAGCAGGAATGATTGCATCTGTGTTTACTTTTTGATTTCTATATGCATTTATTAATGAGTTTACGATATTAAGAGCATCCTGCATTTCTTTTACAAACTGGGCAGCACTTACTCTTGCAAGATCAACATTGTTTTTAATTCTTTCCCATTGATTTCTTGTTTGCCCTAATACTGTGATTCCCTCAATTGCTTTTTCTAAAGCAAGTTCATTTAGTCTAAGAGTTTCTCTATTTGGTTCAAGACTCTTTGTTTCAATCTCATAAATTTCATCTTGAATTCTTTTAATTTCTTTTTCAATTTCAATTCTGCTTTTACCATCTTTTGATCTTAATTGTCCAAGTTCAAACTGTCTTGCATTTTCTAGCGCATCCTTTTGTTTAGTTACCACATCGGCTGCAGACTGTGTCCGTAGATCTTGAGCAGCACGAGCAGCAGCAGCAATATCTCCAGATGTCAGGGCTTCTGCAAGTGTTAGTTGTCCTTTTTGCTGTTGCGATATTGCAGCATTTGCTTTTTCAACTTCATCAAGAGCCTTTAGTCTTTCATCATATTTCTCATTAACTTTGTTTTCTTGGTCCTCAATTTCTTTTAGACCAACCTCTTGTATTCTAATCTGCTCTTGCTTTATGGCAATTAGTTCTTCGGCTTTTTTAATTTCTTCTTTTAGTGGCTTATTTGCATCTTCAAAATTTAATCTTAGTTTGGTTTCTTCCACATCAAAAGCATCCATAGCATTTCCAAAGCCTTTGCTAAATATTTCCTCCATCCCGTCAATAGTTAACTGCTTAATCTTTAATTCAGTCTTTGCAGAGTCTAGCGCTGCTTGTAATAATGCGTGAAATGCTTCTTCATCGATTCCAGGGGTAATTAACATATTTACAAGTTCTGGATTATTTAAAAGTGCATCAATAACATCAGACTGAGAAGCATTAGCCTTACTTGCAATCCCTGCAATATTGGCTGTAATATTTTTTAATAGTGTTGCTCTATTCTCTAATTCTTTGGTTTTATTAATAGCAGCCTCATTTGCAGCATATGCTTTTGCTGCTTTAGTTGCCTTCTTCCATGACTTTACTATTTTCTCTATTTGTTCATCAGATAGTTTTTTATTTGCAATTCCTGCTGCAAAGGTAGCATCTGCAACTGCTTCTAGCGCAACAGAACCTTCTACTCCCGCTGCCTGCAGTCTTTTAAGGGCTGTAGTCTGATCTCCTATTTGCCTTGCCATTTTTTGTTGATTACTGACAAAATCTCCAAGCGCAACAGATTGAAGAGCATCTCCAATACTCTTTGCACCATCTTTAATCTTACTAATATTACCCTTTGCATCAAACTCAAACAACTTACCCTTTTTTGTTTCATATTCTTTAGGATCCATACCAACTATGAGTTCAATTAGGTCTTCTCCTGCTCCTAGTTTTCTCATGTCATTTTCAATACCGCTGAAAACCCCAATAGTTTTCTTTCCACCAAACAGTTTATTTAAAGATTTAAATGACGCATCAAAACCTTCTGTAACCTTGATTTGGTTTTTACGAACATCTCTTAATTTCTTAAGAAGATCGTCTAGAGGAGAGGCCTTTACTTTTGAGCCATCTCCAGGAGTTGATCCGCCTGTTGTTGGTTTTGTATCATCTTTAGATGCTTCTGTAACTTGGAAATTTTTAGCAGTAACAAAATCAGCAAATGATTTTCCTTTGTTTGCTCCGCCTTCCTCGTTTACCCAATTTTTATACTGCTCTTGTAAGGCTGCATCGCCTTCCATAGAAAAAAGAACTTTCATATTTTGCAAATAAACCTTTTGTTGTTCTGGTGGCAAACTATCAAAATATTCTTGATCGGCACGGAGCGCTGCCATCTCATCTTCTCCAAGTACCTTAGTTGCAATGTCTAATGTGACCTTGCCCTTAAGAGCATCAATTTTGGCAAGATCTTTCTGTAATGCTTCACGAGCATCTTCGTTTGTGTTATAGTAATTTAATAAAACATCTTGTTCTACAACCTGACCAGATTGAGCAATTTTTTGAAATAATTCAAGTTCTTTTGCTGCGCCTTTTGGTTTCTTTGCAGAAATGCGAGCAACAAACTCCGCAGACTGTTTTTTATCCTTAAACATTCCAACAATACCCATTGTCTGGTTTGCAAATTTTCCACCAAATTTTGTAATAATTTGAACAACCTTCTCAATAGATTCCTTATCTTTGCCAAATGTTTCAAATATTTCAATCATTTGCATAGGATCTATTTGTCCACTACCCATTTCCATTTTTAGAGTATACTTCATTTCATCTGAAATTTTTGCATCATCGATTTGAGTCTTTGCCAATGGTGCAACATCTTCTAGTGCTGTTCCCTTATATTGTTTTGTTATTGCCTTGTTTGCACCAGTCATTAATGCTTTTCTAGTTGCGCCCTCTGATTCTTTAAAATTCTTTTGAATGTCTTTTACAAGTGTAGAATTTTCCTCAAGCAATCTAACTCTATCCTTGGCATAATTTCTTGAGAGTTCATCCATTTTGTTCTGATCTCCCTTAGCCCTAGCAATATCCATTTGTTTTAGATACTCTAACTCTACAGAATCTTGCATTTCTTGTTGTTGCTGAAGAGCAATTTTTTGCATAGCAACACTTGCTCCAGATGCCTGACCTATTCTTTTTTGGGG